CAGAAGGGACATTGCACTTCCGCGCGCCGGACTTTATAATCCTACGTAATGGTTTTCAGGAGGGCAAGAAATGGACGAACGCAGAGCAGTGGAGTTTTTAAAAAAGGGACTTAATCCTGGACAAGTTGCTGCAATAGTTGGGGTTTCCCCCGGCCGAATTTCCCAGCTTCTTTCAAAAGAAGAAGTAAAGCTAGAACTAGAAGCTGCAAGACTAGAAGCCCAAGGTCAGGATCAGGAAGAAGCAATATTAGAAGCCAAAACACTGGCGACCAAGAATGTTCTTCTTGACCAGATAATGAAAAGAACTGATGAAGCAACTTATATGGATTTAGCCAGGGCATACGAAATTATAGCCAGGGCTGAGTCACTGAAAAGAAATCCAATTCCTCTGGGCGGCGGGCCGATTTTTAACAATGCAAATGTTTTAATCACCATGCCGAACAGAGTAGTTGAACATACAATCCAGATTACCAAAGATAATGAAGTAATTGCGATTGGGGAAAGGGCTCTGGCTCCAATGCCAGCAGCTAGGGTAACAAAACTTTTTGAGGAGATGAAAAATGAGCACGCAAACCTACTTACAGAATCAGAAGAAGGTCCTGCAGCAACTTTTCAAGCTGGCTAAATAATGGCTAGCTTACTCCCTTCTATGGATTTAGAGATGCTGCAGATAATCATAGATATCCATCCTTCTGGGGAACTTATTATAAGAACTCCCCAGAAGCTTTCTACTGATACTGCAATAGCAATTCTTGAAGCTGGGGCGGAGATCCTCGGAAAGAGACTCCAAGAGCCTACAATTCACTAAAAGGCCCGGCCTCTGGCCCAGGAGAGACCTTCCTAAAAGTCATAGCTATAATCGAAGGAGAGACCTTCCCACTTCTTTCAGATATAAACTCCAAAGAACAAACAAAAGAGGAAATCATCATGGAAATACTACCATCTCTCCTGGGATTTATTTCCAGCAGAGTTAAAGTCCTCAAAAGTAATATTTCAGACCTGGTAAATGATACTGGGAATGCGCTAGAGAAAACCGCAGAGAACACCGCGCGGACAATAAATGATACTCTTGCAGATCCTATGGCCATGGCAGGAACTGGGACCATGATAGGAAAAGGGGCCAAGCTCTTTAATTTCCAGAAAGAAACCGCAGCTCTTAAAATGAAAGATGCGGGCTTTCCCACAGAGGAAATTAGAAGAAGAACAGATACATGGCTGGGCCACCCAGATAAGAATCCCAGGCAAGAAATACCAGATCACAATATGGCTTTTGACCCGGCGCATTTTCTTGTAGACCCGCAGGCAGAAAGATTTGCTCCTAATGTTATGGTCAAAACAACAAAAGATGGGGCCAAGCTTGGGGATATCATAAAGCATCCTGGGCTTTTTGCAGCGTATCCAGAGCTTAAAAATGTAGAAGCCATAATTGGCACAGGAACAAAAGTACGTGGTGGTGAGTTTGATCCTGGCGCCAATACAATTATGGCCTATGGAAGAACTGATGATGAGGTTTTAAGTATCCTCTTGCATGAAATTCAGCACGCAGTTCAAAGAAAAGAAGGTTGGAATCCTGGTTCTTCTATGGAATTTGTTCCACATGATCCAAGAACCAAAAGGATTTATGAATCAAGGGCAAAAGGAGTTGATCCTAAGACAGAAGAAGAAGTAAGATATGAGCTTTACCAGAAAACAGGCGGGGAGATGGATGCAAGAATGGCGCAAGCCAGACAGTATCTTGATGAGCGTCTTCTTAAAACAGTAGACCCAGCCCTTTCTTACAAGGAATACCCAATAGAGAAAATGCTCTTATGGAAAAACAGCAAACCATAGACACAGCAGAAGTTGTTCTTTCCATTGAAGAAATCTACAACAGAGGCAAAGTTGATATTAACTTCTTTGCCTCTCTCTGTGTTCCAGATGTATGTGTCTTTGAGCTTCCAATCTTTTATCTAGGTTGCTTTCAGCTATTGATGCATAGAAATCCTGAACAACTCGGGAAGCTTTTGCGATTTGCACTGGGACTTCCTAGGGGCCACGCTAAAACAACATTCATTAAAATCCTTATTTGTTGGATGATTGTTTATGATAGAGCCAGATTTGTTCTTGTCGTTTGTGCAAATGGAGATCTGGCAGAGCTTCTTCTGGCCGATATTCACGATATCCTATCCAGCGATAACATTACTTCTGTTTATGGGGATTGGTTAGGAGGCCTTTCTATAAATAGTGCTGACACTAAGAAATCGAGATATCATAATAGATCTGTTTCTATTGTCGCACGGGGCTGGGAAGGCGGTATTCGTGGTATTAACTTAAAACACCAGCGGCCAGATGTTATCTTTTGTGATGACGTCCAGACCAAGAAGAATAGTGAAAGTCTAACAGAGTCTGCAACATTGCTTTCCACTCTTGTGGGAACAATCTTTAGGGCTTTGGCTCCACGGGGTGATAGACTTATTATCTATGTTGGTAATATGTACTCTGACAATTGTATCCTCCATAAGTTCAAGAAGAACCCCTATTGGTTCTCACTTATTACAGGTGCAATTCTAGAAGATGGAGAGCCACTATGGCCTGAATTATTCTCTCTTGAGGATCTCATGGAAGGTTATTACCATGATGAATCTCTTGGTATGAGCCATGTGTGGTTTGCAGAAGTAATGAATGATCCATCTAATTCTGCCCAGAGTATATTTCCGCATGGTCTTCCAGATTCTCCCTTTGAACAATATCAGCTTGATAATGCAGATGGGGCTTTTATTACAATTGACCCGGCCGGCTTTAAGAAAAATAGTGATGATAATGCTATCCTTGTGCATCTTAAGATAGGTGATAAAGGAGCTGTGGTAGAAAGAAAACTGGGTATTATGGATCCAGAACAGCTTATCCTAGCTGCATTAGCACTAGCAGTTAAATGGAGATGTTCTCTTATTGGGGTAGAAGACACAGGATACCAGATGACTCTGGCGTTTTGGCTTAATAAATACATAGTGCAATTTGAAATGCATGGATTAGCAGTGGTACCATTGAAGCCACATGGAAGGAGTAAAGAAGCACGGATTAGACTGTTTATAGCAGAACTGTATAAAGAGAACTATTATGTTCACGATCCAAAGACTCGCAGGGACTTCACTTGGCAAGCTTCATTGTACAAGATAGGAAAATCTGATAACAAAGATGACCTTCTTGATGCTTGTGCTTATGGCCTAGATGTTCGAAATGAGTACTGGCATATGATAGGGCTCTTGGATTTCGGTATGACTATAGACGGGGAATGCAGAGTTCTGACAAACAACACTCCTTTCTAAGGAAAAAAGATGCCACAAGTTACAAAACAAGTGCAAGATGCAATTATTGAATACGCCACTTATATCCTGGATGAGCATAAGAACAGCCGGGAATATGTGGATAAAATGGAAGTGATAGACAAAGCCTATTCACTTTATAAACAAAACATTGACCCTGTTACAGGTGTTGTTCATGGAGAGGGAATAGATGCTGCTACTGCTCCTGCTGGCGTTTTTAATAGCCATTCTACCACTCCCCCTGTTATTGTTGCTCAAGTCGATAGTATGGTCGGATATCTTTCAGAAGTATTCCTGTCCGGCTCCCCCTTATTCCCTATTGTGTCTAGCCCAATTAACAGAGACGCTGCGGCAACACTGGAAGCTTTGTTTGATGACCACGCTAAGCTTGGTGGGTATCCTCGTCAGCTCCTTATGTTTATTAGGGATTGCGTTAAATATAATCTAGGGGCTGTGGAAGCTGATTGGACTTCAGTTGCACAATATGATGTGATGAATGAACTGATTGCCCCAGATAAAAACAAAATTACCAAGAGTGAGATGCACTACACAAAGCTCCTGAGAATGGATCTTTATAATACCATCTGGGATAGAAATACAGCCCCAGGGGATATTTCTGCTGAGGGTGATTATGCAGGATACATCAGTATTATCTCTAGGCAGAAGTTGAAAAGACTGCTTAACAAGCTTTCCAGAGAACAAGAGGTAATGAATACCAAGGAAGCTCTGGATAGCTATATAACTGGGGATGCGATGAACTATACAATCCATCCCCAGGTTTCAGATTACATTCAAGCGCGCAAGCCCCTAGCAACAAACTGGGAAGCTTTTTTAAAGGGAGAAACTGGAACTGATGATAGGGCTAAGAAGCATGTAATAGGTAATTATGAGTTGCTTACCTTATATGGTCGCCTTTGCCCTTCTGATATAGGAATTCCAGGGCCGGCTAGGAATACCCCGCAAATCTATAAATTCCTGATTATCAATGGGAATATTGTCATCAGTGTGAAAAGGATAGTCTCTGCATTTGACTATCTGCCAATTCTCTTTTGCCAGCCGTTTGAAGATGGGCTTGGGTATCAAACTAAATCTACTGCAGAAAATTCTATTCCAATTCAGGAGTCGGCTGGAATTCTCCTTAACATTAGTTTCAATGCGGCCCGCAGAGCAGTTTCCGACCGGGCGCTTTTTGATCCTAGTTGTATTAGTATCAGAGATGTTAATGCCCCAGTCCCAGCCCCAAAGATTCCTGTTAAGATGAATAGCTTGAATGGCCGGTCTATTTCAGATGCCTATCATCCTATTCCTTTTGATCCTAGGGGAACTGAAGGAGCAATGCAATCAGGGATGCAGATCGTAAGCTTTGGAAAAGAGCTTTCTGGGCTTAATAACCCAATGCAAGGACAGTTCCAAAAGGGTAATAAATCTGTTCAAGAGTGGCGAGATACCATGGGTGGGGCGGATTCAAGACTTAGACTTCCAGCTCTTGCTATGGAGTTTCAGTTTTTTATCTTCCTCAAAGAAATCCTCAAATTCAATATCTACCAATATGGAGAAGATTCTGTTGTTATTTCCCAGCGAACTGGCGAAGAGATGCAAGTTCAAATTCAGCAGCTACGTCAGAAAGTTCTGGCGTTCCAAGTTGCAGATGGATATAC